CCCGTTCGCTTGCGCTACTGAAGCACCACCCGATTCGCCACGTTTATCCGAGTCGGTCGCGTCAACCTTCTCGAGGGCTGGGTTAATGGCCCCCGTTCCCGGTTGGCGTGGCACCAAAAGAAAAACCGCTTAGGGCTACCCCCGGTGAGAACCCTGACCAGAGGCCAGGGCGGAGGTAACACTAAGCGGTCTTGTCGGTTCTCACGCCAACGCTTCGTACACTAGCCAAACGCTCCGCAGGCTGTCAAGCAAACACGTCAAAGTCCGCACTGGCAGTGGTCTGATGAACCATCGGAGCACCGGCCATGTTGCTTTTCCGCACCATCCGGTTGTACTCGCCGCCACCCAGCATCAGGTAGCCAAAGCTGTCGCCAATATGCGAGTGCTCGTTCTTGTTGGGCGCGTCTCTGAATCTCTCCTGGCCGGCACCGATGCTGATGCGCTTGAAGTGATAACCGCCTCCCAGAGCCTTTCTGAGGAGCTTGCAGGAGCGATTGACGATCAGCCCAGGCTTACCCATTACCAGCCTCTGCATGGGGCTTGCAGCGGCCTCCCTGCGAACCTTGAAGTCGTTGCTGGCAGTGGGTTGCGCCTTCAGTCCCAGGGTGCGCAGGAAGTCGAATGACGTGACCTCATAGATCGCGTCCCTCGCCATACCGGCGGGGTCACCCCAGAGCATGACCTGGTGGTTGGGGTATCGCTGATTGAGCTCTGCGAGCAGCTGCAGGCCGAACCGCTCGAGGCCCATGTCGAAGGTCACGATCTCGTGGTGGATCAGCCAGCGTCCGTTGGGGAGCCTCTGGCCGATAGTGGCTGCAGGGGTGAGACCAAAGTCCAGGCCCACCTGGATGGGTACGCCAGGCTCGACCTCAGTCTCACCGCTCATGTTGGCGTCGTCGTACTCTGGCCAGACGGGTCTGCCTTCCTGGACGTAAGTGTACTGGCCCGCGGCATAGCACCGGATCCAGTCCAGGTTCTTGCCGGGCAGCATCTGCTGGTAGTAGCCGGCGGGGAGGTTGTTGATGTTCTCCGCGTCCGGGTTGGTCTTCCACCACTTGCCGGCAGCGAGCATATGGTCATTAGCCTCAGGGTTGTCCGGCAGGTCGTCAGCGGGAACTTCGATGACACCGCCTGGTTGCTTCCAGAACTTCCAGCCTCGTGGCTTTTCCTTCTCTGCCATGTTGTGCCACCAGTGGTCATCATCCATTGGGTTGGTATCCATCCAGATGCCGTGCCAGGACGCACCGCCATCACGCTTGGTGGGATACCGTCCCACCCGGTGCGTGAGGCCGTCTATGACCGCTTTGGGGAGCTCACGGGCCTCGTTGACCCATGCGCCTGTGAGCTCGAGTGAGAGCAGCTTTCTAACGTCCTTGGGCTGGTCGAGCGCCAGAAAGATGACCTCGCAGTCGATACCGGCAGCATCACCGCGGGCGGGCAGCCGAATGTGATGGGTGATGGGTGGCGTCCAGAGCATGTTGCCGAACGTCGACTCTGGGAACAGATCCAGCCAGGTCTTGATGGTGGTGGTCTTCAGCATGGGGTAGCTGTTTCTGACCACGGCCCAGCGCGAGTACCGGATGTTGTCGATGGGGGAGGGCTTCTGTTTGACGGCCTGGATGAAGATCTTCGCCGCGCAGGCGTAGCTCTTCCCGCTCCCCACCGGCCCCATGACACCGGCCACAAACTGTCTGGATTGGATGAAGTCGTAGACCACCGGGCTCTCACTGAAGTCCAGCTTCAGTCCGGTGACGCCGACCTGCTTCGCGCTCTGTTCTTTAGTACGCATTGCGTTCCTTCAGCTTTGCTTCGATGTCGCGGGCAAGATCCACGGCCTGGTCACGGTAGAGCATCGGCAGGCTGCCACGGATCTCTGTGTGGTCATCCACGATCTCGAGTATCTCCTGCGTCGTCAGCCCGACCCATTGGCGCTTCTCAGCCTGCTCGATGGCAGCGCGGAGGGCGTCCATCACCGCTCTGCGGTTACCCCAATGGTTGCGCCCCAGTCCAGCAATAAACTCCAGCGCCTGCTTCATGACCGCGATGCTCATAGCCAACTCCCTCTCAGCACATACGCTCGTCCACGTTCCCGTACATCTATCTGCCTGTCGTTCCGCTTCAGCCGCTTCGCGTAGTACCGCGCTCGACCGATATAAGGTGTGACGATGAAATTGCTGTAGCCGAACGAAAACTTGCGAGCTTTGTCGAGCATGACGTAGTACAGACGGTGGCGCCTCATATCTCCCCCTTCAGCACTTTGGCTGCGTACAGATACTGATTGTGCCGATCACCTACCTGCTCGTGCAGGCGCTCCAGTATCAGCACGCACCGATCACGCTCGTAGGCTGCAGCACGCTCTGCAAAGCGCATCAGAAAGGCAAGATCCTTTTCTGGCGTATCTGACAACTCCCAGAACGCTCCGGCATCCAGCGCCATCCGTAAGATCTCGTCTCGGTTCATTGCATCTCCCTCGCGAGATACCGGAGCTCCACGATCCGCGCACATTCCCTGAGCTTGCTGACATTAGTTCGCTTCATCACCTCGATGGCAATGGCCACGAACGTCTCGAGCTCACTGCGCTCCTCGTCACCCCATCCGATCAACTCCGCAACACAGGCCTGCAGTCTCGTGTCTCGCAGGGTCGCTACCTTCTCCACCACATACTCGAGATCATCACGGCTGAGTGTGGCCCTCTGCTGAAGGATCTCCCTCATCCTGTCTGCCTGTTCCGCCACAAACCCCCCCTCCGGCTTCATCACCCCTCTCCCCGAGGCGCCACCACGTTCACGTCAATCACCGAGGGCTTCTCATCGTCCTCTGGCCTGTCCAGCAATCCAGACGCTTTGGCCAGCAACCTGAGCACCTGAACCTTGTCGAAGAGCTCGATCTCGAGGGTCTGCTGCCCGTCCTTGCCCTTCGTCACCCTCACGTTCTTGATCGCCTGCAGCGCATGCTCCGGGATCCTCCCAGCACCCTTGAACCTCACCGTCCCGTCATCATCCCAATCCATGATGTCCGTGATCTTCGTCTTCGCCATGCAGAGCAACAGGTAAGCAACAGCCTCCCGGTTCTCAACGATCGTGGCTGACCTCTCGAGCCTGCGTTGGACGGATCTGATACCTCCCCACCCATCCAGACTCGGTATCGTCGCGCTGAACTTCTGCTTACCCGTAGGCATACCAACACTCCTCAAAACGGGATCTCTTCGTCCTGCTGACCCTGATACCCATTGCTCTTGGCCTGCTCATGCGGCGACTGCCCAGCCTGCTGCACCCGATCACCCAGCGCCAGGCTGATCCACTTCTCCCCAGCACTCGTCTCCTTCGTCCACCCGCTCACCCAATACACACTCCCGTCCGGCAGCATCAACCGTCCCTTCAGATTCGGATGCCGCTCATTCGTCTTCTTGTCGTTCTTAAACAGGCTGCCCTGCCCAGGTCTCATCTCGTATGCCATCGTCACTGCTCCTTGTTAAATCACTTTGAGAATAATTTCCGCTTCAATTCATTCACAAACGCAGTCTGCTCTGCCGTGGCCACCCCAGCCGATGGATCTCCAGACAGAATCCGCGCAGCAATGGTCGCCTTCCGATCTACATCACTGGCATTCCGGTATGTGCTCGTGTCCAACATCCGCTTCTGCTGATCCGTCAAGTCAAACACCGGCTCCAGCGACGGGTCACTCTTCATCAACAGCCTCGCAGACTCATTCGTCGCGACAGACTGATACTCGTCCGGCTTCAGATCAGAGTAGGGATTCAATATGACCTTCCCATCCTCCGTCGCCATCCCCGACACTTTCGGGTTCTTCCTGAAGTAATCCAACTCACCCTGATAGGGCTCACGCATCTCCACGCCCTTCGGCAACTCGATGTAACTGAAATCCATCTCAATACTCCTTGTGAAAGAAAATCAGGGGAAAATTTTGGAGAGGCCCCCACTCGCTACCGGTGAGGGGGAGGGGGGCAAGGGTGCCTCGTCTCCGCGCCCGCATGACGCACCCCATGCGCACGCCTAGCCGTATGACACCGGGCCTCGAGCCCCGCCAGCACCCGACACGGCCCTGCCTGTCCAATTCCCATACGTTCGTTTGAGTTTTGTACGGAGCCCGTAGAAAGGCCTACAAGGCGCTGGAAGGGTGCCAGGCTATGTCCGGTCATCCTTGCCCCCGGTCGTGCGCTGTAGGCGATCCTGGCGCGTTCTGGGCGGTGTCATACACGCCGTCGACGATGCGGTCGGCGTTCAGGTTGATGACCGACTCGAGCAGCGAGGCCAGGCGAGGCGGCGGCAGACCCTCGGCCTTGTGCCGGTCGAGCACCTCGTCGATCAACGCGCC